GGGTCCGTGGGAATTTAAATACATTAAAGATACCGAAGGAACTTTTTACGCTTTATACAACGAAGCCGCTATGTATGAAATTTCACTGAACTGCGTAAACAACACTACAGATATCCTAGACTGGATTTTACACATCAGCGGTAAAAACGAAAATGTTTACGGCGAACACTGTGCATATTTTTTAGGTAAAGCGTTCAGGCAAATTTGCGCACATTCAGACGTAGACATATGTAAGCATGGTTACTTTGATGGTGTAGCCGTTGCGCGTAAATACTGGCACAGTTCTCGTTGTAGAAGAAATATATCTGTCCGTGTGCGCCATACAATATTGGAGCGAGACGGTTTTAGGTGCTGTGACTGCGGGGCATCTGCCTCCACAGGAGCTGTACTAGAAGTAGATCACACGATTCCGGTTTCTAACGGCGGTAGTAACGATCCAAGCAACTTAAGGACTCTGTGCTCAGAATGCAATCGTGGGAAATCCGATCGACTCGTTAGCTACCCGGATGCCGTTACCGAGGTTTGAAGCACCTAACTTGTTCCTAGGGCTGCTCCGCATCGCGGCGTGGCTGTTTTGGAGACCTCCGATGGCGACCTCAACCAAGCCCAAGCGCGAGCCACGGCCTCCTCGGAGGCCCACGCTCTCGGTGACCCAGTGCTCGATCCCCGACGAGATCCACAGCATCATCCGCACCAGCTGGTTCAAGAACGGCCGCATGGTCGAGGTGGACGAGGTCCAGGTGCCCGAGTGCGACGACGCCCGCGACGCCTTCCAGTACGTGGTTGGTGGGGCGCTAAAGCGGGGCTGCGACGTCTGCGTCATGACCACCTACCCGCCCGAGGCCCTCGGCATCCAGCGATGAGTGACCGCAAACTCCTGCAACGTCTCCAGAAGGCCTACCAGTGCTGCGACGCTTGTGGCACCGCCTACGGCACCCCAACAGGCGGTTACAGCACCTACTGGCGGGGTGTCTGTGACGTCTGCGGCCTGGAGCTGGCGGTGACCGAAACCCGGGACTGGGGATACCTGCAACGCGGCATCAGCAGCGCTCGCAGTTAGAACCGCTTGCGATTGTTACAGAGTGTGAACAGGGGGCTCACGGGTTCCCTGTTTTTGTGTCACAGTATGGGAGTTCAACCAACAGGGAGGCGCCTGTCTCCCTAACACACCAATGAACTACCCCAACTTCCGCACCAGCATCCCCACCGAGCTTTTAGGTAGCTGGTACTACGCCGTCCGGTGGTCTCGCCTGGCGCTCGAAGAGCGCATCCGCACCAGCAAAGATTACGGACTGGCTACCGACTACGACGATCTCATGATGTCTCATGTCGAGTCTCTCGAGTCTTACCTCCAGGCGACATACGACGAGTACATGGATTGGCTGGCGCAGCCGGTCTCGGCGCTGACGGAGACAGCAGATGTCTGACATCATTTCTCTGCAGGGTGTGACGATTTCCGATGAGCGCGTTGGTGTTCTTGCTTTGGTGGATGATGCTGTGGTTGCATGGCCGCAGACTTTCTTCGAGCCCGAGGAGTATGGCCCTGCCTTGTGCCGAGGCTCCTTCGACCTGGATACCGACGAGGTAGTTCCAGAGGACTATGAACAACTCCGAGAATTCATCCAGCAGCGGGTCCACCACTGGGAGCCGGTCGACCCAGCAAATCCGTAACGCCTTGGCACGCTCCATCCGCAACGAGACCGACTACGACGACTGGGACTACGGCACTGAGCCGATTGAGAGGGACACGACCTGGGTTCAACCAGCCAGCATCCTTCACCTTTATGCCCGGTTGCTCCAGCGGTTTCAGGAAGAGGAGACCGTCAGCCATGCGCGGCTGGCGGCCCTGGCGGTCACCGAGATTCTCACGATCCCGCCCGAGACTCTTTTGAGACTCGCTAAGACCTTCACTCCCTAGTACACTAACCCAGTTCTTTTTTCAATCTCATGCTCACACTTCTATCAACCAAGGACGTCGGCCAGCTCCAGGCCTATCTGATCGAGATCGGCACTGCCCTGGAAAATCTGACCCAGGTGCTGGAGCACGCGCAGACCGTACAGGTCGAGGTCGAGGCTCCTGTTCAGAAGCTGCCCGTACAGCGGGAGTCTCAAAGTAAGACTCGTGTGTCTCGCCGCAAGAGGGGGCGCAAGGCGTTGACGGCTGAGCAGGTGGCGCATATCAAGGGTGCGCTTCTGCGGGGACGGACCGGACTGTCGCTGGCACGGGCGTACAACGTGCATCCCACGACCATCAACCACATCAAGCTCGGGAAGACCTGGAAGACGATTGCTCCAATGGAAACAGGCGGAGTTGTGGCGTGATTCTGTGTGACACAGAAATCCGGGCCCTCTGTATGGAGGGCCTTGTTACTCCCTACGATCCACGGCTGGTGAATCCAGCAAGTCTCGATGTGAGACTCGGGTATGAGTTGATGGTGGAGGTCGAGGAGTTTCCCGACCTCGTGCCAATCGACATTGCCGGGCACACGCAGAGCAATCCGTTTTGGCTACGGCCGGGTGAGTTTGTATTGGGTTGCACGCTGGAGAGCTTTTGTCTGCCGGTGGATGTGGCGGCGCAGTTTGCGCTCAAGAGCACCAGGGCTAGGCAGGGGATCGAGCATCTGATGGCCGGTTACTGCGATCCGGGCTGGAGTGGCTCCAAGCTGACACTGGAGCTGCAGAACGCCAGGCAGTTACATGCGGTTGCACTGTGGCCGGAGATGCCGATTGGGCAGCTTGTGTTCCATCGGATGTCGCAGGTGCCGGCTAAGGATTACTCAATCACAGGACATTACAACAATGACAACACTGTTAGAGCAGCTAAGTATGTCTGATCCAGTCAATAGGCCGCCGCATTATGCGATGGGCCGTCAGTTTGAGGTGATTGATGTCATCGAGGATTCGGTGAAGTTTGCGCCGAACGCGGTGACCGGTGGACTCCAGTGGCAGGTGCTCAAGTATGTGCATCGTTGCTGGAACAAGGATGTGCCAAAGCAGGACCTGCAGAAGGCGGCTTGGTATTTGAATCGGTTAATCGAGTCACTGGAGGACTGATGGAGACCTACAAGTTCGAGTTGATTCGGGCGGATGCGTCCCAGCAGATTACAAATGCCATGAGTAGCAAGTTCAAGGCGTTTTTGCCGGCTGATGTTGTGGGTACTTTTGTGGACTTTATGGTCGGGTGTGGGTTTGATCAAAAAGCCTTGTACGCAGCTATGCAGATGCGTATAGAGGAGGGCAGTGATCATTGACCTCATGGACTGGGAGTGGTTTGCGTTACTTGCAGTTGTTTACTGCTTGGTCTGTGCTCTTGTTCTTTGTTTAGCCAAGTTTCTTTTGCCATGACAGAACCTCTTTGGAAACAGATGGAAGTGCAGCTGGAGCGCCAGGGGCAGGAGTGGCCGCCGAAGGTGGCGCGTGTCTTGCGGGTGCTGGCGCACCAGGAGCAGGTGACGCCTGAGCAGCGCGAGTGGTTACTGCGTCAGGCGGTTGATGCTGAGCTGGCGGGCTAGTGCCAGCGATACAGACGCCTTGCCCTGAGTGTGGGGCGGTTAGGACGTACGTTGTGCTGTCTAGCCTCTTGGAGACCGGGTGGATTGTGCGAAGGCGGAAGTGTGCCGGGTGTGATCACCGTTGGTACACCAAGCAAGCGCCCGAGGAGATTGTTTCGCCGTACCAGCTGGTCTGGAAAAAAAGCAAAGTTTGGAGTTTGCAGAACGATGTGTGATGTGTGTCCGGGATGCCGGAGTGAGCGGATCTACGTCATCAGCACCGACATCGCTGCCGATAAGCAGCGGCGGAGGCGATACGAGTGCCGGGTTTGCCTGGAGCGCTGGACGTGCCATGGCAACAAGCTGATTGTGATACACGAATACGACAGGGATGTTCCAGCAGATCAGGGGTGTAGGCGGTGCGGGCACTACTCGCGTGGGGTCTGTTCGCTTGGTATCCCTGAGTCCAGGCTGCCTGGGTTTGTTACAGAGTGTGAAGCCCGGCTGGTGGAGGAGGCACTGGTGTAGTACATTGACGGTGTTCTCGACCCACAGGTCAACATGCCAGGCAGCGACAGGCGTCCCGATGGGAAGGGGCGGAATTTTACGGTGAATTTGAGGCTGAGTCGGGAGGAGATTGAGGAGGCCAGGCGGCTTGGGGCTGGGAATGTGTCGATGGGGGTGAGGTGGGCGTTGCGGTTTGCGACAAACCGGAAAATGCGTCCCATCCCGCTGTCTACGATGCTGCGGTCAGCCGCTGTGCTGGCCGCGGAACTTGAGGAACGCGCCAAGAGCGAGCCAGAGCCCGAGTAACTTCGGGCACACTTATCCACACAACGATCCACACCATGGACACAAAGTTTTTGTTTGGCCTGGAGTATTTGCACACGCTCCAGAACGCGACGACTGTTGCGTTTGACTGCGAGACCACGAGACTCCAACCGAAGTTCGGCGGGCTGCGGTTATTGCAGTTGGCGGCACTGGACCGGGAGCCGGTGATCATCGACTGTTGGGAGCTGGAGGATCACCAGTGGACTGAGCTGGAGGATTTCTTTGCGACCAAGCGGTATTGGGTGGCGCACAATGCCGTGTTCGATCTGGGGTGGTTGCAGGAGCATGAGATTTATCCCGAGGGGGATGTGCTCTGCACCATGCTGGCTAGTCGAATCTTGACGAATGGGCTGCCGAATGTGAAGCACGGCCTTCAGCACGTGGTGAAGCGTTACCTGAAGGAGGAGATCTCGAAGGAGGAGCAGAGGAGTGATTGGGGTGGCGAACTTACGAGGGAACAGATGTACTACGCCGCGAAGGATGTGCAGGTGTTGATTGAGTTGGATGGGCCGATCAATCAGCGAATGGCTGAGGCGAATTTGCACCATGCGTGGTTTCTGGAGTGCAAGGCGTTACCGGCGATGGCGCAGTTGTGGAGAACCGGGCTGCCGTTTGATCGCAAGTCACTAGAAACGCTCCAGGGGGACTTAACGGTTGAGCATGAGCAGCGGGGGCGGGAGTTTTTGGTTGCACTGGATCGGGCACTGCCGGCGGACTCCAAGCTACCGAGGGAGGCGGATGGCAGCATCAACACGCGCTCCAAAGCAGTTGGCAGTGTGCGAGCTGGGACCAGGCTGGAGGCTGGTTTCAATCTGAACAGTCCTAAGCAACTGTTGGATGTCTTCACGAAGTTGCTGGGGCGGAAGCCGGTGGATGCGAATGGGAAGGCGAGTGCCAGCAGGCAGGCGTTGCGGGAGTACGCGGGGGATCATCCGGTGGTGGCTGAGTATCTGGCGTGGAAGCGGGTGGAGAAGCGGAGGCAG